TAACGATAGACTTGACGAGTTATTAAAGAAGTTAGAACAGAACTTCGGGTGGAAACCAGTTCACCCAACAGAAGATATCAACACAATTATGTACAGAGCTGGTCAAGCCAGCGTCATTGAGTACATCAAATCAATAGAAGAGGACGAAATCTAATGTGTATATTTGGAGGCTCACGCTCCCCAGCACCACCACCACCTTTACCCCCAGCTCCTCCACCACCTTTGCCACCAGCTCCTGCTACTCCACCTCCTGACCCAGTGATGAAGGATGTGAACCCAGCAGTAAAGAAAGCTAAGAAGGATAAGGGTAGTAAAGAACAAAGCCAGTACGCAAAAGGTACTAGCGGATTAAAGATAGGATTAAAGATTAATCCAAAACTAAATACAGGTACAGGTACTAACACTGGAGGACTTAACTAATGTTAGCTCGTGAGAGATACAATCAACTGGTAACAGATCGACGTCAATTCCTAGACAAAGCCGTTGACTGTAGTAAACTCACGTTACCTTACTTAATTCAAGACGATACATCTTCAAGACCTACACACGAAACTCTGAATATTCCGTGGCAGTCAGTGGGTTCCAAGTGTGTGGTAGGTTTAGCAGCAAAACTTATGCTTGCTATCCTACCTCCACAAGGTTCCTTCTTCAAGCTACAGGTAAGACCAGATAAGTTAGGTGAAGATCTACCTCCTGAAGCAATGTCAGAAATGGAATTATCTTTATCTAAGATGGAGCGCATGGTCATGGACTATATCGCTGCATCAAATGATAGAGTAATCATACACCAAGCACTTAAACATTTAATTGTAGGTGGTAATGCTTTGCTATTCATGGGTAAGGATGGTATTAAAAACTATCCTCTCAATAGGTATGTCGTTAACAGAGATGGAAATGGTAACGTCCTAGAAATAGTTACAAAGGAATTGATTAGTCGAGACGTACTCGGTTCAGAGATACCAAAACCTCAACCCAACACGGGCATCGACGAAGTGAAAGGTACACATACTGATGATGTCGAAGTTTACACGTGCGTGAAACTAGAGAACGGCAGATGGGTATGGTACCAAGAAGTAGAAGACATGATAATACCGGGGTCACGTAGTACAGCTCCTAAGAATGCAAGCCCTTGGCTCGTTCTTACTTTCAATTCAGTTGACGGAGAACAGTACGGACGTGGTAGAGTAGAAGAGTTCCTTGGTGATCTCAAATCTCTCGAAGGTTTATCACAGGCTCTTGTCGAAGGAGCTGCTGCTGCCAGTAAGGTGATCTTTCTGGTCAGTCCATCTTCTACTACGAAGCCAGCCACTATTGCAAAGGCTGGAAATGGAGCCATCGTACAGGGCAGGGCAGAAGACGTACAAGTTGTACAGGTTGGTAAGACAGCCGACTTTTCTACTGCTGCTAACATGGCACAGACAATAGAACGAAGGTTGCTTGAAGCATTCTTAGTGATGAATGTGAGAAATGCAGAGAGAGTGACAGCAGAAGAAGTCAGACTAACACAGTTAGAACTAGAGCAACAGCTCGGTGGCATCTTTAGTTTGTTAACTACATCTTTCTTAATACCTTACTTAGATAGAACTCTTTTAGTTTTACAAAGAACTAATGAACTACCTAAGTTACCTAAAGATATAATCAGACCACAGATTGTGGCTGGTGTAAATGCTTTAGGACGCGGACAAGACAGAGAAGCTCTTACTATGTTCATGCAAACAGTTGCAGGCACAGTAGGACCAGAGGCATTGATGAAGTTTATCAATCCTATCGAAGCTATCAAACGTCTAGCTGCTGCTCAAGGTATAGATGTTCTTAACCTTGTTAAGACTCCAGACGAGATAGAATCAGATAAGGAACAGATGATTCAAGAGCAGACAAACAAGTCTCTCATAGATCAAGCTGGTCAATTTGCCAACTCGCCTGCTGCTGACCCAAGCAAACAACCACAACCACCAATGGAACAACCTGAATAATGAGCGAAACTTTATCTTATGATAATACTCCTGACACAGAAGTCCTAACCGCAGAGGAACAGGACTCGCTGAAAGTTGGAGAACAGTTAGAGGCAGAACACGAAGGACTTCTAGCTGGTAAATATAAAAACGCCGAAGAATTAGAAAGCGCGTACTTATCATTACAAAAGAAACTTGGACAAAGCGAAGAAGAAGTCGACTACGAAAGCAGCGACGAAGGATATGAAGAAGAGGAAGAAACTGATGAAGAGGTATCTCCTTATGCTGCTGCGACAAGTTTAATTAACGACGCATCGGAAGAGTACTATGCTAATGATGGACAGCTCAGTGAGGAGACAGTAGAAAAGTTTTCTGAAATGAGCAGCACTGACTTAGTAAATGCTTACTTAGAGATACAAGCAAACAATCCTCAAGCTCCACAACAAGGCGTTGAGATGACTGAAGGTCAAGTCAACAGCGTGCAGAACGCAGCCGGTGGAGAAGCTAATTACAATAGAGTAATTGAGTGGGCTGCTAGTAATTTACCTAACAATCAGATCGACGCGTTCGATTCTGTGGTAGACTCTGGTAACCCAGCAGCTATTGGTATTGCATTCCAAGGATTACAACGTCAGTATGACGAAGCCAATGGTTACGAGGGTCGCATGTTACAAGGCAAGCCTGCCTCTTCTAGAGGTGAGGTGTTCAGATCACAAGCTGAACTTGTAGCAGCTATGAGTGACCCACGCTACGACTCAGACCCAGCTTACAGAGCTGATGTCGTAGACAAATTAAACAGTTCAGACCTTAACTTCTGATGTTTAAACCTGTTTATTGGTATCATGGTAATGTTAAGTTTCCTGAAGCTGAAGTTAAATCAGTAATAACTCAGCTCAGAAAAAAAGGTAGGGAGTTTATTGTTAGAGGAGAGGCAGTAAGCTCTTATCATTTTGCACTGCATGAAAGACCAGATAAAATTTGGAACAAAAAATATGCTAAGATTTGTGAAGACATTACTACGAATGCAGGAATCAATTCAACATCTCAGTATACCTATCAATACTGGTCCCAACTTTACACAACCAATAACACACACCCTCCTCATCATCATTACAATGATAGCTATGAGAGAGGTAGACTAGATATAAGATCAGACATTTCATTTGTTCATTTCATACAACCTGAAGAAAAAGCTTTTAAGTTTATAGACAATGAAGGTAACAGCCACACATTAGAACATCAAAACCCGGGAGATATTATTTGTTTCCCTAGTTGGGTATGGCATTGGGTGGCACCTGTTCAGTCTAATGAAAGATTCTGCATAGCAGGGAACATTGAAATTCTAGAGCTTGACCTACTCTCTCCCAAAGAAAAATATGAAAACTAAAGATTTAGATACGCTACTCGAAAACGAGTACGCCTACGAACCACCAATTAGATTAATTACTATGTCACACCACAACACAAACCCAATCTTTACACATGAAGCAGAACGTTTTAATGGCTGGGCAGCGATGCTTGGTTTTGTTGCTGCTCTTGGTGCCTATGTCACCACTGGTCAAATCATCCCCGGCGTATTCTAAGCCGAGAGAAATTCCTCCATATAAATGGAAGATGACTTGCTTCGATTTTGTTCAAGCAAGACATAAAGTTCTTCTGGATGCGGACCTTCCTATGGTGGAAAAATATAAAGTCATCCAATTCTTCCTCTCCAAAGTCGAAGAGGAATGCGACAACATACATTCAAGCTAATCACATGGCAGCAATCTCATTACAAAGAGACACTACTACCAACTGGGAGAAGTTTTGTAACTGGGTCACTAGCACCGACAACCGCCTATACGTAGGTTGGTTTGGTGTGCTAATGATTCCAGCTTTACTCACAGCTACTTCATGTTTTATACTCGCCTTTATCGCAGCACCGCCTGTTGATATAGATGGCATACGCGAGCCCGTTGCTGGCTCATTATTATACGGCAACAATATTATATCTGGAGCAGTAGTCCCTAGCTCCAACGCAATCGGACTGCACTTTTACCCGATCTGGGAAGCTGG